TATCACCAGTTGTTTCAAGTGGTGTAGCATTTATAGATTTTAATGATATTTCTTTTACTGGAGTTACTTTAACTGCAGCAGGAGCTTTAATTTATAACACATCATCTTCTAATAAAGCAGTGGCAGTTTTAAGTTTTGGTGGAGATAAAACAGCAACAGCAGGAACATTTACAATTCAGTTTCCAGCGGCAACAACATCAGCAGCTATATTAACTATTTCATAATAGGTAACTATTATGGTTGAGTTTACAGTCACAGTCCCTGCAGGCACAGGTGGTGGTTATTATATTGATGGTGTTCAAAAACCCATTGTTCCAGTTGTAACAGGTGGAACTTTTAGATTTAATCAAAATGCTGCTAATAATAATGGTCATCCATTAATTCTTTCTACTACAACAAGCACCGCAGGAATTATTTCAACAGGTGTAAGTTATTATTTAGATGGTGCTTCTAATCAAACAAATTATCTTAACACAACTTTATTTAACGCAGCAACAGTTAGATACATAGAAATCACAGTAGCTCAAACAGTAGATTTTTTTTATATTTGTAATGTTCATGGTTCAGGTATGGGTAATTCTATGGATGTTACCAGTGATACTTGGGGAGCACTTGGTTGGAATATTGGAAAATGGGGTGCTCAAAATGATACAGATGTTGCAATTACCGGACAAAATTTATTAACAAATTTATCAAGTGTTAGTGTGGATTTTCAACCAGAAGCTGGTTGGGGAATAGCTGGATGGGGTATTGTTCCTTGGGGTGAAGAGGACGATATAATTGTTTCTTTAACAGGACAAAATTTAACAGCTAATTTAAATTCTGTTATAGCTTCTATTGATGTAAATATTGATGTTACAGGACAAAATTTAATAGCTAATTTAAATTCTGTTACGGCTTTAGCTGATGCAAACGTAGATATTACAGGTCAAAATTTAACAGGTAATTTAAATTCAGTTGAAATTTTTATTGGTACTCTTATAGAGCTTACAGGACAAAATTTAACAGCTTCTTTAAATTCTATAGATGTAATCATTGGAAATTTAGTAGAGGTAGTTGGTCAACAATTAACAACTACTTTAAATAGTATAGATGTTGTAATAACACAAGACGGTTTTGGTCAGCCTACAGGTCAAAATTTAACTTCATCTTTAAATTCTGTTGAAGCCGATGCTAATACTATACCTACAATAACAGGTCAAAATTTAACAGCTTCTTTAAATTCAGTTACTGTATTTTCTGATGTTATTGTAAGTTTAACAGGAAATTCGTTGACTATTACGTTAAATAGTATAAATAATCAAATCTGGACCGAAATAAATACCGGAACTGCTGCAACTTGGACAGAGATTGACACAGCCGCTTAAATTGAATAATATATAATATAAGGAATTAATATGGCATCAAGTTATTCTACAGACCTCAAACTAGAACTCATGGTTACTGGCGAAAAAGCCGGACAATGGGGAGATATCACTAATACAAATTTAAATTTATTACAACAAGCAATCGGTGGTTATCAAGAAGTATCTATTGCAGGTGGAGCTCAAACAACAACTCTAGTAATGTCCGATGCAGCATTATCTAATGCAAGAAATGCAGTTATAAAATTAACAGGTGCAATTACAGGAAATCAAATTGTAACAGTTCCAGATGGAATTGAAAAAACATACAATGTATTTAATGGCACAACAGGTGCTTTTACAGTTCAATTTAAAACAGTATCAGGAACAGGAGTTACTTTTTCAACAACTAATAAAGGTGCAATATTAGTTTATGCAGATGGCACAAACGTAGTAAACGTAAATGCCTTATTAAAAACTATCAGTTTATTTACTTTACCAGCAGCAGATGGCACATCAGGACAGGGTATATTAACAGATGGAGCAGGTACTTTGTCATTTGGTAGTGTAGGTATTTCAACAGGAAAAGCTATTGCAATGGCAATAGTTTTCGGATAATAATAACGAACGGAGATAAAATATGGCAGCACCAAATATAGTAAACGTAACTACGATAACAGGTAAGACGACCTATGCGGCTCTTACAACAACTCTTACAACAGTTTTATTAGCAAACGCTGTATCATCAGGAAAAGTTTTTAAAATTAATTCAATCATGGTTTCAAACGTAGATGGAACAAACGCAGCTGATGTAACTGTAGACATTAATACTGCAGCAGCAGGTAGTGGAACATCTTATGCTTTAGCAAATACAATTGCAGTTCCAGCAGATGCAACTTTATCTGTAGTAGATAAAACAAATTCTTTTTACTTAGAAGAAGATAAATCAATTCTAGGTGGAGCAAGTGCAAACTCTGACCTTGAGATAGTTATTTCATACGAAGAAATAAATTAACCGGGAGCTCTTGCCATGGCAAAAGAGAACGGTGGAATAATCGGAGTAGTCAACACACCCACAACATCAGTAGCATCCGGAGTCTGGGCTATTGAAGATCAATTCAACGCACGAGTTTCAAATATTTGGCCAGGTCAACCTTATTCAGTAGATTTTTTAGTAATTGCTGGAGGAGGAGGTGGTGGTAATGCTTATGGTGGAGGTGGTGGTGCAGGTGGATATAGAGAATCAACGCAAGGAGTTTCAATTGGAACATTAATTACAGTAACAGTAGGAGATGGTGGAGCAGGTAACGCATCAGGTTCAAATTCAGAAATATCAGGGTCAGGATTAACAACAATTACTTCTGCTGGAGGAGGTAGAGGTGGTAATGGTGCAGTAGGTGCAAATGGTGGTTCAGGTGGTGCTGGTTCATCTGGTTTTAGTGGTGGTTCTGGAAACACTCCAAGTACATCTCCTAGTCAAGGAAATAATGGTGGTGGACAAGTTCCTGGTGGTTCTGGTTACGCATCAGGTGGAGGAGGTGGTGCTGGTGCAGTAGGTGGTAATGGTAGTGGAGATGCTCCTGGTTCTAATGGTGGAGCAGGTGGTAATGGTACAGCTTCATCAATAACAGGTCCTTCAGTAACAAGAGCTGGAGGAGGTGGCGGACATTCTTACAATGGTTCAGTTGGTGCTGGTGGTTCTGGAGGTGGGGGTGCAGGTGGTACTGGTACTTCATCACCTGGTCCGACGGCAGGAACAGAGAATTTAGGAGCAGGCGGAGGAGGTGCAGGACAAGTACCTTCTAATGGTGGAGCAGGCGGAAAAGGAGTTGTTATATTAAGTATACCAACTGCTAATTATTCATCTACTACAACAGGTTCACCTACAGTTACAACAAGTGGTGCAAATACTATTTTACAATTTAATGGATCAGGGAGTTACACAGGATAATGGCTAGTTTTGCAAAAATAGAAAATAATATTGTAATAACAGTTGTCTCTGTTGTTAATGAAGTATTAAAAGATTCAAATGGAGTAGAACAAGAAAATATTGGTATAGATTTTTTAAATCAACTTTATAATACAAATGATAACTGGAAACAAACTTCATATAATACAGTAGGAGGAGTACATAGTAATGGAGGTATTCCTTTTAGAAAAAACCATGCAGGTATAGGTTATACTTATGATGAAATTAGAGATGCTTTTATTCCACAAAAAACTTATAATAGTTGGATATTAAATGAAACTACTTGTCTTTGGGAAGCACCTGTAGCTAGACCAGAATTGACACAAGAACAAATAAACAATAAAAATTATTATACTTGGAACGAAGAAATTTTAAATTGGGAGATAATTAATGGCAAAGCGTAATGGTGGTGTAATTGGTAAAGTAAATACTCCAACAACTTCTGTAGCAACAGGAGTCTGGAGATTACAAGATCAATTTAATGCTAAAAAAAATAGTATATGGCCACTAGGACCTTATTCAATAGATTTTTTAGTAGTAGCTGGTGGTGGTGGTTCTGCTAATTATTTTTCTGGTGGTTCTGGTGCAGGTGGTTTTAGAACATCAACTCAATCAACATCTATTGGAACAGTAATTACAGTAACAGTTGGTGATGGTGGAGCTGGTGGTCTTGGTCGTTATGGAACTGGTGCAAATGGTAGTGATTCTTCAATTTCTGGTTCTGGTTTATCAACAATTACAAGTTCAGGTGGTGGTGGAATAACAGATACAACATCTGGTGTTAATGGTGGTTCTGGTAGTGGTGCTGGTAGAAATGGTAGTACAAATTTTGGTTTAGGAAACACTCCTAGCACATCACCAAGTCAGGGAAATAATGGTGGACAAGGTGCAAATGCTGGTGGAGGAGGTGGAGGAGCAGGGGTAGTAGGAAGTAATGCTTCTAGTGATACTGGTGGAACTGGTGGAAATGGAACAGCATCTTCAATTACAGGAAGTTCAGTAACTTATGCTGGCGGTGGCGGTGGTGGACCATTTAATACTCAAGGAGGAGTAAGTGGTGGAACTGGTGGTGGAGGTGCAAGTGCTGGAGGTTTGCCTTCTACACAATTAGCTGGAACACCAGGAACTGCAAATACTGGTGGTGGTGCTGGAGCTGGAAGTGATTATAGTGGTAGTAGTAGTTCTCCTATGGCATCTGGTGGTTCAGGAGTTGTTATATTAAGTGTACCAACTGCTAATTATTCCTCAACTACAACAGGTTCGCCAACAGTTACCACAAGTGGTGCTAATACAATTTTACAATTTAACGGAAGTGGGAGTTACACAGCATAATGGCATCATTCGCAAAATTAAATTCAGAAAATATAGTTGAAAGAGTTGAATCTGTTGTTAATGAAGTATTAAAAGATTCAAATGGAATAGAGCAAGAACAACTAGGAATAAATTTTTTAAAATCATTATATGGACAAGATACTAATTGGAAACAAACTTCATACAATAATAATATTAGAAAAAATTACGCAGGTATTGGATATACCTACGATTCAAATAGAGATGCATTTATATCACCTAAACCTTTTAACAGTTGGATATTAAATGAATCTACTTGTAGTTGGAATGCACCAATTCCTTATCCAACAGATGGACAAAGATATTCTTGGAACGAAGAAAATCAAAATTGGACTTTACAAACTATCTAAAATAGTCTAAAAAAAGTTAGAATGTCAGAAGCAGTTATTAATGGAATATTTCCAACACCTATCTATATGTCTAAATTAGATAGAAAATTAACACCATTAGAATTAAAATTTGTAGAAAAATCTAAAAAAGATTTCTATAAAAACGAAGGAAATATTACATCAAATAATAATTATATATTAAACGAAAAACCTTTTGCTAATATTAAAAAAGAATTAGATTTAAGAGTAAAAGATTATTTTGAAAAAGTAATATCTACAACTGATGCAGTTACACCTTATATTACTCAATCTTGGTTAAATTATACAGAAACGAATCAATTTCATCATAAACATGCACATCCTAATTCACTAGTATCAGGAGTTTTTTATATTAATTGTCATGAAGAATTAGATAAGATTAAATTTTTTAATGATGGTTATAAAACTATTAAACCTGAAATTAAAACTTGGAATATATGGAACTCTGAATCTTGGTGGTTTACTGTTAAAACTGGAGATTTAGTAATGTTTCCTTCTTCTTTAACTCACATGGTTGAAAATAAAGAAGGAACTAATACTAGAATTAGTTTAGCTTTTAATGTTTTTATAAAAGGCATAATTGGCAATAATAAAAATCTAACAGAACTTATATTATGAAATTAACAATTGAAGAAACTATTAAAGCATATACCAATGAAAATGGTTTTGCTTGGGGAATTAATACCGTAATGAAATCTTTAGCGCCTGGTGCTAGTTACGATTTAACTTCCGCTGGTCAATTTATTATAGATAGATGGGATAGCGAACTACCTCAGCCCACTTCTCAAGAAATTAGAGATGAATATATAAGACAGCAAACCATTGCAGAATGTTTAGAATATTTTAAAGAAAATACTGGTTTTAAGGGATTGATTAAAAAATTATTTAGAAAGTGAATATAGAAGAAAAGTTTTCTATTCATTTAGATAATATACTCTGGCCAACAGAGACACAAAAAAACACAGAACAATGGAATGTTTCAGGAGTTTTAAAGAAAAACTCAAATCAAGAATTTAAATTTGATGTAAGACCTATGTTTCAAATGCCTAATAATCAATTAGGTAAAAAAGGAACAACTTCTAGTAAAGCAGATAAAATAGTATTTGAGACTGACAAAGAATGGGTTATTATAGATGTTCCAGAACTTCATGAATATGTTAGAAAACAATCTGTAAAGATTGTTCAATTTGAAGATTTGCTTGTTAAATTAGAATGGAATATAGTGCTTCCAAAAAAATAGTGCATTTACTAATATAATCTATATAAAGGAAGGCTTATGCCTTTACAGAAGATACAATTTAAACCTGGATTCAATAAACAACAGACTGCAACCGGAGCCGAAGGGCAATGGATTGATGGTGATTTCGTAAGGTTTCGTTATGGAGAACCAGAAAAAATAGGTGGATTTGAACAGTTATTATCTTCAACATTAGCAGGTCCCGCGCGCGATCAACACACTTGGACTGCATTAGATGGTAAAAAATATGCAGCTATTGGAACTTCTAAATTATTAGTTATTTATTACGAATCAGAATTTTTTGATATTACACCCCTTGGTACAGCTCTTACATCTTGTACCTATACTTCAACAACAGGCTCTACAACAGTTACTATTAATAAAGCAACACATGGATTAGAAGTTGGAGATTACATTTTATTTACAAGTGTTACAACTCCAGGATCACCTACTACAAGTTTTACATCTGCAAATTTTACAACTAATACATTTGAAGTTTTATCAGTTCCAACATCAGCTACTTTTACAGTTACCATGCCAGTTACAGAAACTGGAACAGGAGTCACAGCAGGTGGAACTATTACTACAACTCCTTATGTTAGAATAGGACCTATAACTCAAACATCAGCTTATGGTTGGGGAACAGGTTATTGGTCAGGTACACTTCCAACCTCACTTACAAATCAATTAAATGGAGCATTAAATAATTCAAATACAACAGTTACAGTTGATTCAACAACAGGATTTCCAGCGTCTGGAACAATAGATATTGATTCTGAATTAATTACTTATACAGCTTTAACTGGAACTACTTTTACAGGTTGTGTAAGAGGTACCAATGGCACAACTGCGGTATCACATTTAGATAATGCAATTGTAACGGATGCTTCAAATTGGAATGGTTGGGGAGTACAATCAAACTCAACTACAACATCACTCGCCGCTGCTTCCTGGTCACTCGATAACTTTGGCCAGATACTCGTTGCTACAGTCAAAAATGGTGGAATATTTACTTGGACTCCTACAGGTAGTCTTGCAACAAGAGCTGCAGCAGTTGCAAATGCTCCAACAGCCTCTGTTATGACAATTGTATCAGATAGAGATAGACATTTATTTGCACTTGGTACTGAGACAACTATTGGAACAGCTTCTACACAAGATCCGATGTTTATAAGATTTTCAAATCAAGAAGATATTAATACTTGGACACCAACGGTTACAAACACTGCTGGTACTTTTAGACTAGATACGGGTAACGAGATTCGAGGGGCTATACAGGGTAAAGATTATATCTTTGTATTAACGGATCAGGCTGCTTATGTTATTCAATTTGTTGGTCCTCCATTTACTTTCTCTGTTAGACAGGTGGGTACGAATTGTGGATGTATTGGTCAACATGCAATGGCATTTGCACAGGGTGCTGTATTTTGGATGGGTAATTCTGGTGGATTCTTTGTATATGATGGAACAGTAAAACAATTACCATCACTTGTAGAAGACTTTGTATTTACAGATATTGGTACAGACAATTTAGGAATTA